CCGAGCGTGGTTTCGGCTGCGCCAGGCGCTGCGCCTTCGCCGGGCGAACCGTCGGTTGCGGGTTCAGCAGCACCGGGGGCGGGATCGCCGCCCGCGGCTGGCGCGGCGGCAGCGCCTGCGTCAGCGACACCAGCGCCGCCTTCATGATCTGGCGCGCGCATGAGGCGCCCGCGAGCGCGCTCGATCGGAGTGTATCGGATGGGGCGCCCATTACCGGCGCTCGTAATCGCGGGGGTCGAGATCGCTGTCGTCGAGAGAAGGTTGTGTCGCATTGTCGTCGGGCTCCTGTGGTTGAGAATGTAATCCTTCGCTGATCGCGATACCGATCGCCGCGAACGGCAGACCATCGGGCGACTTCACCGGCAGCGCACTGTCGGCAAGGCGAAGAATGTCAATCCCCAGGCTCCTGCGCCCCTCCGCGTAAGAGGTTGCGACTTCGGTCCCATAAGACGCCGCCGCCATACCCGATCGCGTCATGATCGTAAATAGGAAACGACGGAACGCCGCATAGCCCATCAGCTCGACCATATCGGATTGAAGCTGTATCTCCGGATCAATCCGCCGCGGTGCGCGTGCCATCAGTCTTCCCCATCGAGCAATGTCATAGGATCCATGCCGGTAAAGTGGCAGATCAGCAGCAGCGGACCGGAGCCGACGGACCGCCCGTGCCAAGCCGCCATTGCCCTATTCTGAGACAGGCCAAGCTCCTTGCGCATGTCCGCCGCGCACTTCCACTTCTTACGGCACTCGCGCGACAGGAGAGCCCAATGCAGATATGCTCCCGCCACTACATCGGCCCCGCGCCGATCAGGCTATCGAACAGCGTCCGATCGCCGCCCGCGACGGGCGTCTCCGCCATGTCGCGCGCCGCAGCCGCGCCCGACTGCATGGCCGGCGCGAGCGCCGCCATCTTCTCTTGCTGCGCCGCCTGCGCCTTTTGCTGGCGAATGCCGTCGCGCACGTCTTCGCCGCGCAACCCCTGCGCAGGCGCTCCGGCGCGGTCCCAATAGTCGGAAACGAGCGCATCCGTGTCGATGTTGTCGCCGGCACCGCAGCCGGGGATCAACTGTTCCAGCGACCCGACGAAGCCCAGCGCGCGCTCGGTCTGCGCCATGCCGATCATGCGCTGCGCCTGCGCGAGGATCGACACGAAGTCGATCTGGATCTCCATCCCTTCCAGCTCTTGCGGAGGCGGCGGAAGCATTTCGTTGCGCGCGGCAATGTCGAAGGCCCGGTCGATCGCGACCTGAAGCTTCTCCGTATTGACGCGCTCGATCACCGGCCCGAGCTGCGTCAGCTTTTCCTCTTGCCGCGCCGCGATCTCGCTAACCGTGCGATCCTGCGAGCCCTGCATATTGGAGATCGACATAAACAGGCGCGCATAGGTCGCATCGTCGACCGCCTCGCGCAGCTCCTTGGCATCACGGCCAATGATCTCGATCGACCGATAGTCGGCGCGCATCAGTTCCTTGACCACCGCCTGATCAGCCGCCGCCGCATAGGTGACGGCGCCCGGGAAGAGCTTCACCTTCACACCAGCCGGCGCGATGATCGGCGGCTTGACCGCGAAGTCAGTCGCTTCGCCCTTGCGCTTCACCTGAAGTTGAAGCGACCGCATATCCGGAAGCGCGTCCTGCCCCGGCCCCTGCCCGTAATCGTCGGATCCGGTGACTTCCCAACGCGGCGCCCAGAACGGTTGCGACGAGAAGCCAGCCTCTTCGAGCAGGACGTTCTTGTCCCCCTGCCCGGCCTCCCACTTCACCGAGCGCCACGGCTTGCCCGCGGCGTCATGCCGCCCAGGGATGAACTTCGGGTTCGGTTCGATCCCCTGATAGGTGACGATCTCATTCTCGTAATTGCCGTTGTCCCACGCGGTCATCACCTGTGGCGAGACACGGGTCCAATCGAGGCGCGTCGGATCTTCCTTGCTGGCGACGAACGACTGCACGATCTGACGGACGGTCAACGTCGCTTGCCGGATCAGCGTGTCGGGCTCGCCGCTGGCATTGCAGGCGATCCAATATTCGCCGAACGTCTGCGCGTGGCACGAGGGGCGCATCAGGCCCGTCTCCACGTCGCGCGCCTCCGCCATGATACAAGCGTCGGTGCCGAACAGGCCGATCTCGGTATAGCCGAGCTTGGCGGCGCTGTAGAAGTTCGACGTCGCGAGCATGGTGCCGATGATCTTCTCGACCTCCGCGAGCCACACCTTCACCGGCTGGAACTTCATCAGATCCTTGTCGCGCAGCACGAACCGGAACCAAGGCCGGTTCGGCGACGATAGGCCGGAATACATGCCCCCCGTCAGGTAGCGGAACGATCGGATCGCATGCCCGTCGTAGAGCTTGTTCATGCGCGCCGCGGACGATTTGCGCGATGCCATTTGGTTGACGAAGCGCGAGCGCGCCGGCTGCGCGAGGCTGGCGATCTCGACGATCTCCGGCTCGCGTTCCTTGCGGCGCTCGACCATGCCAGCCAGGCGCTTCTCGAAATATTCCCGCGTCGTCTGCACGGGCTGCAACGTGCGGTTGCCGCTCGCCTGTGGCGACTTGACCGTCAGCGTGTCGCGGCTGTGGACGCGGGGCTCTGCCATGCGATTAGCCCAACGTCGCCTTCGACGCCGTGGTCGACAGCGGCGTCATGTCGCCACCTTGCCCCGACGCCGTGCGGATCAGTGCGGCATAGCCGCGGCGGCGGCGCATGCCTTCATCGGGCGAGGCGCCGGTTGCGCTGCGATCGGGAACGCGCGCGTCCTGCCGTTCGGGCGTCGTCGGAATGTCAGGCGATCCACACATATCTAAGTCCCCACGTGTTGACGCATCGCGTCGTATCAGCGTTTCGCGTTCTAGACTAGCCGCACCAATTGCAAGGCCCCGCTCGACCCGTCGACGACGTACTTCTGATAGCCGTTGACCAGCAGCGCGACGCCGCTCCCCAGCCCCGTGCCGAGAATGTTGAGCGCGGAAAGCAGCGTCGTTCCGTCCTTCTTGATCTCGATTATCTCGCCGGGCCGCGCGTTCGCCAGGTCGATCGTCACGCTGTTGCCGCCGAGCAGCCCGCCGCCGGTCAGCACGATCGAAGGCGGCGAGAGCAGCCGCTTCAGCACCATGCCGCCCGACGCGGGGAGCGCGATCGAGCGCCCGTATTCCGCCTGCGTCGGGTTCCAGAAATAGAGGTTCAGGTTCGCGTCGAAGTCGCAGCGCAGCACGCGATCGACATAGCCCGCGTAATTGGAGACGCGCACATACTTGCCGCGCATCGCCGCCGCGGCGGGATAGGTGGCAAGCAGCGCTTCGACCGTCATGGTCGCGCTCGCGATGAATTGCGGCACCGTCGCGAGCGCGGCTTCGAGCGCCGTGATGCGCGTCGCCGCGGCGGTCAGCGCGCCAGCAGCGGCATAGCCGCCTTGCAGAACTTCGAGCGCCGCGATCCGAGCAAGCCCAGCGGTCAGATCGGCGCTCGCCGCCTTGCCGCCTACCAATGTCGCCAGCGCGAGCATCGCCGAAGCGTCCGCCTTCCCCTCGACGAGCCCGGCCAGCCGCGCGATCTCCACTCCCAAGCCCCCGAGCGGACCCAGGTCGATCGGCTTCGACGGAGCCTGTTGCTGTCCCTGCGTTGGCTGACCCATGCCCGCTACCCCAATTCGTTGAAACGATCCCAGCCGGAGCCCGCGGCCCGCTGATCGTCCATCCATTCGGATATTGTGTCATCCTTGACGGTCGCGATCAACGCATAGCAGACGGCATCGCCATCGTCGGGCGAGCGCCCGAGAACCTTCTTCATTTCTTCCTTCGACCCGATCAGGATCCCCGAGACAGTCATAGACCAGCGATAGGCGGTCAGATCGGCGAGAAGGTTGCTGTCGTCGGGAAGCGCGATCGGATGCTTCGCCGTCGGGCTCAACGCCTCGCGCATGCGCCAAACCAGCATTGCGCGCAGATTGGCGAACTTCAATCCGCCCTCGACCGTGCGCTCTTCGGTCCGCTCCGCGCCGTTGATGCGCCCGGCCTGCACATTGTTGCCCTTCAGCGTGTCATAGGTCGATGCGCCCCAGCCCACGACGTCGACGTTCACGACGGCCTTGTCGCGCCGGTTCAGGATCACGAGCCCCGCGCCCGTCGGGCCGTCAGGCACCTGCGCGCCAGGATAGCGCACGAGATCGTCGAACCACTCGCCATGACGGCGCGCGATGACGAACTTGTCTTGCCCGCCCATCGCCGGATCGACGCCGATCGCGTCCATTTCGCCTTTCGCGTGGCGCGGCTCCCAACGATCCATCGCCGCTTCGACCCACGCCGTCGGGATGACCTGCCAGCGATCGTCCTCCATTCCCGCTTCGAAATCGCCGAGCAACATTTGTGACCTCAATGGTTCGGGCATCGCCTGCAATGTCGAGACGTAGCCGGTGCGCAGGTAATAGGGATTGTCCGACACCTTCGAATGAATGAACGTCCGCGTCTTCGGGCGGACGATCAATTCCGGCGCGAACTCTTCGGGATCGTAATCATAGACCCGCTCTTCGCCGTACAGCACGAAGGGCCGATCGTCTTCCGTCTCGATATCCTGCCCGCCGATCGTCGTGAACAGCCGCAGCTCGCCGTCGGCGGCGCGGTTGCGGTGCTTCTTGTCCAGCCAGGGCGCGAAGAAGTTGATGACCCAGCGGCCCTC